TTAAGAATTAAAATATTTGAATATGCCATCAACATCTTTTGTTTGAACAGCATTGAGTGGTTGAAAGTCTACATCATAGTATTTATCCGTGAGAATCCAAATAGCCGGGAACCGTTTGGAATGATGCTGCCATTTGCCTGAGTCCTTGTATTCCATGTAAAGCTTATGCTTGTTCTGCATTTGTTTCTTGGAGTAAATGGAGCGTTGGATTTCCACACAGAACGCAAAGCCCTTCCATTTCATAAATATATCTGGTTCAATACCACCCTTATCTAAAGGTTTGAATTCTACTTCAAACTGGCTTGGTACCTCGTATGCACATAATGTGATGTAAAAGTCAGCAATCGCACGGAAATGAGGGATTTTGGTTGAATCTTTTTTAATGGAACGAGGGCTTGGAAAATAGTTATATGGACGAGTTGTTTTATCCACTTCAATGAGCCGGCTATCAACCAAACGCTTCAATACTCTGTTTGCTACAACATGCGGTGTACTATTGCGAATGAAGTGCAGCTTTATCAACTGGTCACGGTTTAACACTCTGAATTTTTTTAGATTCTCAATAATTGCTTTATCGCGACTATTCATGGTCCTCACCTGGTATCGAAAAATCAGTAATTTCAGCCTCAAACATCGGTTCAGGCGGCAAGTCAATTGGGACTTGTTTAATCGGTTCAAGCAGCTCCTTTGCATGTTCCAGAGATAAATAGGGTGCTTGCAGCTGCTTAATCACTTCATGACGCATATAGAATTTACCCTTTTCAGCTTTGTTAATCTTAGATGCATCGACATTATTACCACTACCTAATGTGATATTGGAGTTAATTAGATCCGCGTGACGAAAGGCATAACGAACAGTTAGATTTGATTTTAGTTGTCCATCAAGTATTTTGGCATCTGGACGCTGCATGGATAAAATAAGAAAGATACCTAAAGCTCGCCCTTGTGTACTGATATCTTCGATTTTATCCATAATAACAGCTTCTTTTCTCAGCAGCGCCACTTCATCAATACAAAGAAGAATATACTTCTTCTTTTCAATTCCTTTTAGCTTATTGTATTCGTCAATATGTTCTAGTCCATGTTCATCAAGTAAATCACCGCGCCCTTCTAACTCCTTGTGGATGGCTAATACAGCTTTCTTGAGTTTCTTTTTATCCGTAATAACCTGTTGGACACCTTCACAATTGCGGAATAAATGAAACTCAGTACGCTTCATATCAGCAAGGTAAAATTCAATCATGTGCCGTTTGTGAATAAGCAGCGTTGTCAAAATAACACGCAGCATAACGGACTTACCTGAACCTGTTTCTCCAGCAATCAATAAATGAGGATCCGTAACCATGTTATAACTGATAAGTTTATTAAAATGGTCATACCCAGCTACAATTGGGAGCCCACCTTTTAAACACACTTCGATATCTTCATCGTTATAAACCTTAATTGAATCAGCTTGCTTAGTGAAAATCTTTAAACTGTACTTCAATCCATTGCCTGTTAAATTGTACGAGTGCCCGAATATCTGACTGAAAATATACTCTTTATCCAGCAGCGCTTTTGGATTAAGCCCCTGTGGAAGATAAAATACATATTCCAAATAGTCTTTTTGTTCATAGGCCGCCGCAATTGATGGATATCGCTTAATAATTGTGTCCCCTTTTTTAAACGTCAACACAATGTCAGCTACGATAAAAGCGTTCTTTAATCGCGCTTTATAAATGTATTTTCGATATAACTTCTTCATCATCACATGAACCTCCAAATAAATTTTTGGACAAGATCCCAGATTAGCCAAAAAAATGAGCCTGCCGTTATGACACCTAAGATAAGACAAGTAAGATTATGGACCATTTCAGACTCAACATGCTTCCCTACCTTTAGCAATTTACTTTCAGTTGCTGAAGCCGCAATGATTGTACTTCCAACGACACCCACAATAATTAAACCACTCATGTCATCACCTCTAAATTAGTTTGGTTGGCTTGCCGAAAAGATGAAAAAAGAAGTGAGAGAAAATCCCTTATTAAGAAACAGAAGAATCCTTTAATAGATAGGCTTGAAACACCTATTAATATATTAGTGAAAATATATCAGCTACTATATTTGCTAATATATCAAGCATTCCTTAACGGCTTATATCTCTAATATATTAGTGGGACTTGTACATAAAAAGTTGTCCTCCAAATTTTTTTTGAAAATAAACTTTAAAAATTTTACAGTTATCCGAATTATAATTGGAGGACAACTATATCCTTGTATAGAAGATATACACTGGTGATGCGATATGGAATGGAGAAATAACATTGATATTTACATTGAAAAAAGTGGAAGATCTAAACGTTTTATTGCAAAGAAGCTAAGTATTTCAGAAAATCAATTGTTAGCCTGGAGAAAAGGAGAATCGTTCCCACCAGTTAATAAGGCTATGTTGTTGGCTGAATTATTGGATTGTGATGTATATGACTTATTTGAAAGGAAAGGTGAAGAATGAAAAAATATTTAGTAGCACCTATGATTGGGACATTATTATTAACAGCTTGTGGAGGAGAAACGGAAAAAACAGTTTCAGAGGTTAAAGAAGAAGCTCTTAAACAATCAGATCAGAAATCAGTAAATAATGAAAAAGATTCACCAGAAGAAAATGAAGATGGTAACACTATATTTACAGTTCCTGGTCAGAAAGCTGATGTTGAAATTGGTACACTAGAACTGTTAAAAATTAAAAATGTTAATGAATTTGTGGATATTTTACCTATTAAAGTAGAAATCGAATCAATAAAGTTATTTAAGTTAACAAACGCTTCCGAAGATTTTATTGAAAATGTAGAATGGATGGCTGAAGATACTGTAGATGAAACCGCATATTATATACAAATTTTGTATAATGGAACGAATTTAGAAGAAAAAAATATTGATTGGATGGATTTAAACAAAGTTGTGTTATCAAACGGTCAACAAATTGATGTTACCTCTAAAAACTTCATGTCTAATGATGCGGATAGTCATTATTATGGCAAAGTACAGCAAGATTATGGAGCTGCATTTATTGTAAAAGACAGTAATATTAATAAAGTAAAATTAATATTTCATGGTGTAAATGATGCTGACACCTACGAAACAATCGCTGAGCCACAACAAGTTGAATATACTTTGGAATAACTTTAAACAATTATGCGGATAGAAATAGCCCACTACTCAGTCGAGTAATGGGCTTTAATTTGATTTCGAACCATCATTTAATGTCTTTATGTAGAAATCGATTAAAACTTTGTAAGCATTTTGTATACTCTTTTCAACTACTGGTCCTTCTGTGATTGTAAGCTTTATAAAAGCTCCTTGTTAAATATTTTTCTTCATTCCACACCTCGTACATTCACGTAGAAACTTGCCGCCTCCTACACTACTTTTGAATTTAACACTGCCACAGTTATCGCAGCGACCAGAAATTTTATCCGGTAAATCAGCGTATTCGTAAACCTTTGTTACATCTATATTTGCATATTTATCTTCTGGATTTTCCATTTTAAATACCTCAGATTCTTTATTTGTCATGATATTACATAATAAAATCCCCACTCAAACGAGCAGAGATTTTTCGAAGTAATTTTAGACAATTTTACTTTGGTCGCACAAAATAAAACCAGTTTTAAGTTACTCACTTTCTAATTCAGTTAATGGAATAAACCATGCTTTCTTACCGTAAGTTCTAGCCCAAAGCACTTGCTGTGACTTAGGATGCTTCCTCCAAGCACGAAAGATCCCATACGATTGATGATACTCTGACCAGATAAGTTTTTGATTTTGATTTTGCATTATGCACCATTCCTTCACAAATTAGTATTTGCAAAGGACCAAAAGAAGTGATACATTATATGTATTAATTTCGCCAAAAATTAATATAATGTAGCGACATTCACTTTTGCTACTATGCTATGTTGGCCCCTTGCGTGGGCTTTTTTTATTTTCCTTCATACGCCTATTCCTCCCCTTAAATATTTTTCAATTGAATCTTTGCAACATCTAACGAAACTCCGCAGCACAAAGAAATTTCCTTTGCAGTTAATCCAGTTATTATTTGTGGTGGGGCAAGCAATTCGCCAGCAAACGTATTGGCTTGCCACTCTGGATCTTGGTATGCAGGTATTTTTTCCTTGTTCTGATTTCTGGCAAGAACAAGCTCTCCAGGTCTATGCATAAAATAATGACCTATTTCATGAGCAATTGTAAACCTATCTCTTGCTGTACCTTCAGCAGCCTTTTCGTAAACATCCTCACGTAAACAAATTAGTTTTTCATCTGGATATGTTAGTCCATATTGATGTTTCATTTCTTCTACCGGTACAATTTCATATGAAAAGTCAGGTTCGAGTTGTGGGATTACTAACTCTAAAAATTCGACTACAGGAAAATACTTTTCATCGTACCATTCTAAATATTCTCTTATGCCATTTGCAAAATTCCTAATTTTCATTCTGGACGTAGGTTTAGCAATATACTCAGCCATTTAGTTCCTCCCGTTTTTATTTTTATGGAGGATATTTTTAATCTTAATTTTATCGTCTTCATCAAGACCTTTAAATTCCCTAGCTAATGCCAGAATGGTATTCTTATCCTCACTACTAAAATCCGTAAAATCAAGTTTAACAACTTTCTTTGAAGCTTCTACAGCTTGTTTTAATTCATTATAATCTTCGGGACTCAAAGAATATAAATCTGAAATCTTATCAATCCAATTATGAGGAACATTTCTTTTACCATTCTCTACTGCTGATAAATAAGAAGAAGTAACTTCCAATTTACCTGCCATGTCCTTTAAAAGATCTCCGTTATCAATTCTAAGTTTTCTACAAAACTTTCCGAAAAGCGTCAACATGAGATTGTTCCTCCTTTCTAATATGAATTTTTTCTTATTATCATATTAACTTGTCCTGTGAAATAAATCAACAATTTTTGTTGATTTATTTCACAAAAAATATAAAACTATTTAACAAATAAAAAAATCCCCCACTCCGAAGAGCAGGGGATTTAATCAATATCCTTTAGATTTCAATACAGCTTGCAGCTTACTCTTTGTATTTGGACCATATGTGCCGTCAACCTCATACGGTAAGTAAACTTTTTGGAAGCGTGTTACTGCATCCCTAGTTTTATCTCCATAAATCCCGTCGGCTGTACCACATTTAAAATTAACAGCATTCAATGCATTTTGAAGTTGTTTGATTGCTGTTTTATCTGTGGAACCAGTTTTGAGAACACCTGCAGGTAAAGGATACTTATATTCTAATTGCTCTTTTTTAGGTGTTTCAGGAGTAGGTGTATACGTATTTTTTGCGGTACCAAACTTAATTGTTTGACCTATTTTTAATTGAGAAGGTTTTACATCAGGATTAGCTGCAATTAAATCTTCAACAGTAATCCCTTCTTTTCCATCTTTTAAGGCAATACTCCAGAATGTGTCGCCTTCTTGAACAGTATATAGACCTGGTACTAGGTCAGGTTGCTTAACTACCGGAAGCATATCAGATAATACGTCTTTAAATGCCTTATTATAATCAAACACGCAACATGCTTTCCAAGAGTAGCCTGGCATTTCATTGTGGGCTTTATCGTATTTACCAATTCCATCAGCCATTAAAGCTTTGTGTAAGTCGATAATAGAGCGAATAGTCGCTTCACTAAGCTTATCAGTGCGGTAATCACCAATAACACAGATACCAAGTCCAATTGTATTACTATTACCGACATGGTAACTACGCTTACTAATGTCTACACAATAATAAATAGCAGCCTTACCATTAATGATTGTGTTCGGATCAATAACTAAATGATACGCGATTTCTGGCCAACCGTTTGTGCCAACGTGAAAATTTGCAAAGGAAACAATATTAGAGCCTCCTGCAGATAATTTTGTTAATGAGTGATGCCACACACGTGTTGTAATGGATTTAACCCCATTTGCTCGCTTTCCGTATGATCCTTTACTCGGTAACTTTCCTCTTTTATCAACTAACTGCGGTAATTGTTGAAATTTATAATTCATCTTAAATCATCCTCTCTTTTTTATATAAAAAGCCGCTGCGTGAACAGCGACTTATTGACCTTCTTCTTTTTTTACAGATACAGGTGGTCGAGGTTCTTTATCTGATGTATTTCTCAAAATTGCAATAGCTTTTGTTAATGGATCTGGAATATAAATTCCCATTTTTCCAGCATTTTCAATAATTGATAAGATTTCATTTAAACAATAAGCCACAACCACCATACTCATAACAGCAAATCCAACTTCAATTTTATTTTCGATTAGCAGCAAGTCCACCATATGACTAACAGCTACCATAACAAAGATAAACACTTTACGCGCGATGCCAACTAAACCAATACGACTTTTTAATTCGCCATTAACAGCTCCTGCTACCATACCCGTTAAATAATCAAAAACAACTAATACGATTAAAATGTTAAGAGCAATGGACCATGCGCCAAATAAAAACGTAACAAAACCTCCTATTACTGTTAAAAGCCATTTTAATAAATTTTCCACCACTACCAACTCCTTTTTATATAAAAAAGAAGGCTATATAAGCCTTCTTACTGAACCAAGAATTTTTTGTGTTGTTCTCTCTTTCGTTCTTCTGTTATTCTTGCATATCTCAAGGTCACTTCTGGCGAGCTGTGACCTAAAAGTTCTTGGATAGCCACTAACTCCGCGCCATTGTTCAAAGTCAACGTAGCAAATGTATGTCTTAAAGTATGAGGACTTACTCTTTTTTCAAGTCCAGCATTTTTAGCAATTTGATTGATTTCATACTGTATACCTCTTTTTGATAACCTACGATATGGCTTTCTATGTGTAATCATAAGTGCATTACAATTATCATTTCTTGATTTTAAGTACTTTTTTAAATGATAAAGAGCTTTGAAAGAAAGATATACTTCGCGCTCTTTATTACCTTTACCAATAACATTAGTGGACATCGATTGAAAATTAATGTCATCCTTATCTAATCCGTAAACTTCAGATAATCGACATCCAGTCGCGTACAATATTTCAATAAAAGCGCGTTGTCGAACCGTTTGACAAGCTTCTCGTAACATTTCTAATTCTTCAATAGTCAAAGCTTTAGGAAGTCTTTTTTCTGTCTTAGGTGTCTTCAATTTAAGTGTAGGATTACGTTCAATTAACTCTTCGCTGTGTAACCAGGCAAAGAAACTCTTCAAAATAGACAATTTTTGTCCAATAGTACTCATTTTCAGATGCTCAAGCTCCGCCAAATAAATTCTAATGTCAGAAACTGTTACAGATTCTGCTTTTTTCTTTATCCTATTTGCAAATAAATTCAATTCTAACTGATAACCATTTAATGTAGCGTCACTAAGACCTTCTAACTTCTTAGCATTAACATACATGTTTATTTTTTGATAAAGATCTGGATGAACCTCTTCTTTTTCTACCTTGCGTATATCATATTGATTAAATATGACTGAAAGTTTATTTTTTGTCTTTTCTACATCTACCGGCACTAATTCAGATATTAATGATGTAACTTGAGAAACTAATAATTCATTATCATAATTCATCATTTTCACCTCATAGTTATATAACTTATATAACTATGATACGAATATATTTTCTCATTGTCAATTATAAGTTATATAACTTATAATCAGTAAAAAGGGCGGTGTAATTATGGCCATAGATAAAACAAAAAATAAACAAGTTCTTGTTACTTTTCCAATTGAAATGCTTGAAAAAGTTGAAAAATATTGGCACGAACAAAATTTTAAAAACCGTAATGAAGCAATTAGAGATTTAGTTGAAAAAGGATTAAAAAAAGACGATGAATGAAAAATCTCATCGTCTTTTTTGTATAATTCTTATTGCGCAATTGTCTCCAATTATGAATTTGTATTAACTAAAGTAACTTCTAAGTTTTCTTTTAACACCTCAAACCACAACTTATAACCTGTGCTGTTAGGATGGACTTGGTCGTTTAGTATATCTTTATAATTGAGTTTCTTTTGTCTTTCTTGTTCTTCTTTTTTTAAATATTTTCTTCAAAGCAATATACAACCTATTATTTGACGATGTTCATTTCAACTAAACGCTTGTATACTTGATTAGCTATTACTGTATTTCCAGCAGTATTAAAATGGACTGTGTCGGTTCTTAAGCTTGTAGGCACAGCACCTACAGTCATGTCATCTAAATCTTGTTGTGTTGGTTGTATTCCTGCGTCCTCTAAGCCATACTTACTTAGGTAATCACGAATATTAATAAACCTTCTTCCAAATTCTTTTTTAAATTGTTGCTCCATTGTTGCTCGATATGCAGATGTACTAGATGATAAACCAATTATTAAATACTGTTTATTAGAAGATGTTAAATAATCTACCATTAATTTTTGTAAACGGATAATTTCAGTAGCATCATTGACTCCATCATTCTGACCCATCCAAATAACTATAATGTCGCTTCGGTTGTTTTTCATGGCATTTGTTATTATTGCTGTAGGTCTATTTACCACTACAGGATTCCCACTTACTGAACGAGTAAATGAATAAACACCATTACTTAATGATAAATTCCCCTCAATGCCATTAATATAACAAGGATTTACCCCTCTAAAACCATGCTGTAAACCTGGTGTTACTGTTTCCCCATCATATGTCTTGAACGTGACTGTAACAGCTCCACTTGAAGGAATAGTAAATGGATCGGCAATCATAGGCAATCCACCTTGTCTTGCTGCAATAGTTTTAGAATTTTCTCCTCCAACTCCAAAATTATTTACAGTATAAGCTGACCCTACAAGTGACTGAAGTATAGTCGGGTATGAGCTAGCCGTTAGGCTATCTCCCCAACAAGAAATAGTTTTTACATCATCTGAAATTTGTTGTTCGATATTAGTTAATCGGTTATTTGTCTCTGTTAATAAAGTAGCTTTAAAATCCTCCGTTGCAAACAATTCAGAGTAAAATTCAGCATATCCATTTTTATTAATCATTGAAGCATACTTGATTATTTCTTTAGCTAGTTCTTCGTTCGTATAACTTGCATTAGGTAATTTTATTACATACGCATCATTTAATCGTGTAGTAAAGTTTGCGTTATTTGCAGTACCGATAGAACGCAAACCAACTCCATAGGTTGCCTCAGTTATAACTTTTAATGTTTGAAATACCTTTTTTGATTCAGTCAACCCTTCTGCACTGCTATAATAATGGCTATATTGAGTTGTATATGCTGTTGTGTTAAAAACTGCAAGAGGATCAGAATTTCTAAGCTGTGGAAATAAATTTGCTGTGAAAGTAGCATCCATAGCTGTTACAGCAAAATCAACACAAACTATATAATAACCAGGAGTTAATGTTTTTTGCGAGCTGCCAAAACTGACATTTCGTTGTGTTGCAGGCATAGATTGTGGTGCGCTTAACCCAATAGTGTTTGTTCGAATAGTACCTCTGAATAAATTTTCGACTTTATTAATAAATGGTACGTTTAACTCCTTTGCGGTTATAGTGTTTTCTGCTATACCCGTACTTTGATAAGTTCCACCAGCAGTCCAAGCTGAATTGTTCCAGTAGTACCACTTTCCATCAGCCGTTACAAGATAGATTCCTGTTGTTCCAGTAGGAAATGCTGTTTGTAACGCTGATAATGTTGCATAGACTCCTTTAGGTGATGCGTTTCCAATGTTTTGAATTTCTTGTTTTGACGCTTTTTCAGCCAATTGCGCAGTAACTTCATTGTAATCTTTGTCCAATCTAGCCTTTAAAGTTGGTTGCGCAACATTCTTAGCATCTACCCTTGCCTGAGCTGCTTCTACACTCGAGTCACCCTCAATTACAACTTGGTTAAATTGAGCTTGTACACTTTCGGCTTTACCTTTTGCTTCAGTCGCAAATGTTAAAGCTTGCTCAGCATTGGTTTTTGATCCTTCAACAATCTCTTCGACACCTGTTATATCACGTTCGATGTCCTCTAAATTCCTTTCGTAATCCTCTGCAAAATCAGCGCCCCATTTATTTCGTGGTGGTCTGTATCTCATATTTTCCCTCCCTCTATAAATGTTGATTTATCAACGGTTTGAGCCGTTGGTGGGGTGTCAAAAAAATATTTTTCGACACGCTTCCTAACAATATTTTTATATTATGAGAAACTATTCCATTATATGGGTACGCTACGCGGTCACTACTGGTTAATAGTGGTAAGTAGTGTCAGAGAATTATGTGATGCACAATGGATCTCTGCGTAACTTATGATGACGTACCCTCCCATGTCTCTGGGCATCTGTGTGCCTACATTCCTTCGTTCGGTCTAGTCATAAGGCAGAGGCTAGCGAAGCTCCTTTAGGGACTCTAGGTCGAATGGTGAATATAATGCCAGCTTCTCCGTGTCATCCTGTTGTCTAGGTCTGTAAAGGGGATGTAGAAATCTATATAGCCTCTGCGAGACTAGGAATATCCTTCATCATTCGCTGCGCATCAAATGCTTTGTGCTTCGTGCTGATTCCATGTAACACTTTTAATAGTTTTCCGCATAGAACCACGATAGACTGCTTCTTACGTAATGGATTAACCTGACGATTTGTATAATATTCGTGCAGTTTTCTAAAAGCCTCATTATGTCGAATCATCGGCATCATAACTCTAAATAGGAGGGCACGCAGCTTTCTTCTGCCACGTTTGGAGATGCGCTTTTGCCCTTTGTGCTGTCCGGAAGAACTCTCTCGTAATGTTAACCCCGCGAGTTTGATTAGTTGGCGTGGGTCTTCATAGTATGAAAAGCTTCCGATTTCAGCTAATAAATCAACTATCGTTGTATCTCCTAGTCCTGGTACCGTTGATAGCCACTCGTACTCTACAGAAGTTTTTACAAGCTCAACTAAGTGTTGAGTAATCCTCTCGATATCTTGTTCCAGCTGATGGTAACGGCGAACGAGCGTGGCGATTTCAATACGGGCCATCTCACGTCCTTCTGTTACTCCAATGGAATAAGCAGCGACTTCAATGAGGCGCACTGCTTTTGGTCGTTGGGGAGATTTGAGCCCCTCAATCTTTCGATAAAGGGATAAAACCTCATCAGCTTGTTTCTGTTGGAGATCACTCGGAAATGGGGTACATTCTAGTACGGCCATTGCCATCTTTCCAAATGACGGGAAGATCTGAGTGAACTCAGGAAAATAGCGATCTAACCAGCGAATAATCATGTTTTTGACAGCACTAAGTTCCTCTGTCAATTTCCCTCTAAACGTTGATCCAACACGAAGTTCAGCCTCCATGTCTTTCAAGATACGTGGATAACTGAAGCGTCCATCTTTAATAAGACGAGCGATTACTAGCGCATCTTTACGGTCATGTTTGGTTGGTAAATTGTCATCCAATTCCTTTGACTTTTTAACGTGCAAAGGGTTGGTCATGACTAGGGGAATACCCCGTTCCTCAAGGAAATAAGCTAAATTTAGCCAGTAATGGCCTGTTGGTTCAATCCCGACAATGACTTCCGTTTTTTCGTATTCTTTCATTGCAGTTAAAATACGTTGATAAAAACATTGGAAGCCATCACTAGACTGTAATACTGGGAAAGATTTTTGGAGCACCCGACCACGATCATCTACAAAGCAAGCAAAATGTTTTCGCTTGGCAATGTCAATTCCTACTACGAGTGTATTCTCGGTGACTTGATTTATTTTCTGATTTTGTTTAAAATCCACTTTGGAGTCCTCCTTGGTTAACTAAGTTAGGGGTCAATTCACGCTATGATTTGACACCCCGTATCATACCAAGAGGGCTCTTTTTTGTTCAAGTCCCCGAAAATCTTTCTAACAGGAATGCTCCTTAACTTAAAAATAAAAAAGAAGCATTAGGAATTAGTTAAAGAGCCAATTAGCTTCTTCATCTCTTCCATCTGCTTCTTCATTTCTTCTAGTTGTTTCTCAGTAGTAAGCTTCTCTTCTTCTACAGGAATAAGAGTTGTACTCTCTTTCTGTTTTAGTTCACCATTACTTATATAAAATTTATCTAAATTTGCAATAACAATTTTAGATACCATGAAAAAATAACGAAAAGGACTTGTTGGAATTATGTCTGTTCCATAAATTACCCTTGTCATATTTCCACTTTCGTCAGCATCACAGTACAGTTGCGTCTTTCCTTCTATCATATTTATCCCTCCAAATATGTACGAATAACACGTACATAGACTTTATTGCCTGTGTAGCCACTTCTAAATCTCACATAAATTCCTGTTTCATTACCAGTAGGATGACCTAAGTCAACTCTAAGTAGTTGACCAACTGTGTCTTCAGTAGCAGTCGTTTTATAAGCTGCTAGGGTTTCTTGTGTTCCTTGTTTTACAACTTCAACTGTGGCTTCATAACGAGGGTCAGATGTTGTTAGTCCTAAGAAAACGCACAAATATCTACCTTCATGACGAAATGCATAATACTGTGCATTCTGTAATTGGTGACTTGACGTTTCAAATCCGTATTGCACTTGTCTTACTTCATCCCCCATAAAGAATGGTTGATGAGCTGATAATGAGAACTGATAACGTAAAATACCATCTTGGATAACTGTATAACCATCTTCTCTTCTTAACCTTAACGCTCCACCAGAAATATCAATAAAACCCGGCTTAATTTTCACATATTTCTGCTGATCAGTTGGATCCATAGCCATAAATTCATTACCATCCCAAAAGAAATAAGACTCTGTACCGATGATTTGAATGTGATTCGTATGAATAGCACCAGCTGTAAGAAGATTTGTATTTATCCCTAGTGCTGTAATAGCATTTTCGAATGTTTGTCCTCCATCAGTTGAAATCCCGAAGCCAGCACTATTCAACAGAACAACTAAATTTTTATTGTTTTTACTAACCGCAACAATACCATTTTCAAAAATCAATTCTGTTTGAGCACTTAATAATGCTGCTGTTGCTAATCGAATGGCTTCTGGCAACACGTTATAAGGGATATTACCTCGACCTGCAAATAAGTCTTGCAGCTGTTTAACGGTATTGCTCAATTGTGATTGATAAGATTCTCGAATACTTTTGTTTGAAATTGTGACCTTTTGCGAAATTAGTTCACCCTTTGAATTAAAGGATTCGTTGATATTTACAATACGTGTTTCGATATCTAAATTCAGACGATCATCCATTAAAAAGATTCTATCGCCCTCATTTGGTGCATCTTGATAGCCTTGCGCTTGTAGTTCAGCAACATCGACGGTAATCGAGACAACTAGTGATTCATCTATGCTCTTTTTAACTGCATTAAATAAAGAAGATTCAACTGTATAACGCTCGTCGCGTATAGGTGGTGCATGTCTAATACCAATACCAGGAATAGATGCCAGTGGACTTGTATAAGTAACATGTAACCCGTCTTTTCCAAACCCTTCACCGTATGTCGAAAAATCTGTTGAATCCTTTTCAATTGTAATATCCTTTAGGTTGAGGTTCCGATGATAAACAAAGTCTGTATCCTGTCCTATTTGAGTACGGATATAGACGGTATTTCCTACAATTTCAAATTCTGCATCATACGATTCTAAAATTTTTTGAAACAAGTCTAATCGTGAGGAGTCACCAAAGTTCTCCATCTCCTTTGCACCAAACGAGTCTACAATGACAAAATTGTATCCACTACCATTAAAAACAAAGTTCATACACGCTTGGATTGTCATAGACCCTGTATGCGTTTCGTACTTCCAACTATTCCGCATATCAACAAAAAAGCGATGGACAGCTTTAAGCTCCCACACCGCTTTTTTACCTCTCGCCTTCGCTCTTGGAATGACAACCTCATATTCATCGCCATCAAATCCCAATTTCCAACAAGTATCAATATTTTTAAAGTAGTCCTCATTCCATTTTTCTTCGTAGAGTGTGAGTGAGATAGACTTTTCACCATTAATACCACGCTCACGATCTACTGCAGCCTGTAAAGGATATTGCTCACCTTGTAAGTCTTCTATATACATTGTGTCCATCTCATCACCCCTTGTAGTAGAAACGGAAAGCAAACTGAACGTTTTGAATGCTCGTAGTTCCATTTATTTTAATATCATTCCAACCAGGTTTTAATGTGATAACTTGTCTATTCGTAGAACGATAGATACTTAAATTGTTCTTTTTAGCCTTAAACCCTAACTTCACCGTATCACTTGATGTTAACGCCCCATCATACCTCCATTTATCACCTGTCGTTTCATTAACAAGCTCTATATAATTACTACATACAGCCTGAATAGTAATCTCCATATCGCAGTAAAAAGGGTTAATCGTAACGTTACCAGGATTGTATACACGAAATGATGAAGTATTAAAGGTATACGGCGTGTCTTCTGCTATCAGCCCCATTCCCATCTGCCACCAATCTTGATCAAAAGTTTGTGGTGTTAACGAAGTATTAATAGACTCTGCATAAGGAAGCTCATATGTTTCGAATGGCACTGTAAACGTACTAACGGATGGATTAATTCTCTCTGGTGTCCATTCAGCGCTTACTACAACTGGCCAACGTTTACCTAATTGTTCTTCTTGCACAATATATAGCAGACGACTAGGATCAAACAATTCAAACAGTTCACTTATAAATAAAGAATGAGTATAAAAATTAATAGCTTCAATAAAAAACTCCGCTTCACATCTTCTTGGACCGTGTTCTGATCCGTTGCGATTAATACCTGGTTTACCAGATACAGAATCTGTATAGTGGTTAGGGGATAATGCTGAAGGACGAAAGCTCAACCCTTGTAATCGATAATCTACTAAATTGATTTCTGTCATTTCCTTATCAAATATCCTAATCATTACTTATTCCCCCAGATTGCACGTATACTTCCATTGATGGCTTGCTCATCTTCAATGAAATCAACTAACACTTTTCCGTCAATTTCTGCTGTGAAACTAGAATTCTTAGAAGCTATTGTTCGTAGTAAATCGTTTTGTTCTTTTAATAAAGCTAATTCTTCTTCATTTCCAAAGTCTGAATACTGAATATTATTAGAGTGAGAATGACTTGAAATAGCTAAAGCTTGGTTACTATCACCAAACATCCCTAAAGCCTTCCCTGCTTGCGTCCACAATGTTTTATTACGGTCACGATATGCCGGCTCTGTCGTTAAAATAAACTCTGGATAACCATTCTCCGCTAATGTAGCAGCTTGTGGATGACTAGCTATACCGCCTTTAAAGTAAGGTTTATAGCCGCCACCGCGTGACATAGATTTAATACCTGGATGTCCCATTACACCGCCGTAACGACCGTCCATATAACGAATAGCTGCTAGAGCTGAATCAAGGGGATTACGGCGATTTCCATGCCCCGGCATCATCCATCTTTTAAAAGTTGACCCTATCACTTGGAATAAACCAACCGATGGATCTCCACGTTTGGCGTTAATGTCCCAGTTATTAATCGCATTCGGATTAAAACCAGATTCTTTTTTAGCAATTGTCATTAATGGACCTAATAAGGACATCGGCTTATTCAATATCTTTAATGCTTGAGTGATAGCTGCACGAGCCATTGCTGCACCTTGACCAGCATACTCTTGCCCTAAGCCAAAACCACCAAAACTAAAGTTATCAATGAGGCTTTGAATCTTATCTAATGCCATATCTTTAATCGCTTTTGTTGGACTACCGGATGCTTTCCGAAACCAAGCAGGAATTAAACTATCCTTAAAATCGGATACTTTGGAGGTAACGGCATCCCAAAGTGCACTCGGACCTTTCATTATGGCGTCAAAATAATCACCTACACCGTTTTCATAGCCAGGAAAGCCATAGTTTTTTAGTAACTTTTCAGTGTGATGATTGGGAAGTACGCTAGCTCCTTTACGTAAATAACGCATTTCAGCTCCATTAGAACCTGATAAATAAGTTCCGATGCCAGGCTCATGAATAAGTTCACGACCTTTTTCGGATACAATGGCTAAACCACCAGGATGTCCACTAGAGGGTGTTCCTTTTGCATAAGCACCTCGTACAACACCCTTTTGAACACGTGGCGCACTAGATGATTTTGATTTAGACTTTTTCTTTTCTTCTTTAATACCAAAGATGCCTTTAATGCTCGTCCAAATACTATCAACTTTATTCCACATCATATCCCAACCAGAATTAACTTCACCTGTTTCCCAATTAATTTTGTCAACGTGCTCTTCGGCTTGTCCTTGCGCTTCTTTCACAACTTTTTTATGCATATCTTCTGCTGTGCTGACTGCATTATCTCGAGATCGGGCAGCTTCATCTATTAAGCGATTCGCTTGCTCAGTAGTTAGCTCGCCGGTCACATCACGCATATACGTAATTTGCATAACCGTATCTTTATACTGTTTTTCTGCTTCTGCTACTGATTTATCACGTTGTTTGATGGAATTTTGCACAACTTTTGCCGCTTGCTCTGCCGTGATTACACCTGACTGTTCTTTTAAGTTAGAAAGAATGAATTTTTGTTCTTCCGCACTTTTACTCATTGTTTGAACAGCCAGTGTACGCATTTGTTCCTGTATTCCATTGATAGTGAGCTTTTCAGACTCTGTGAGAGCTCTCTTTTGCTCTTTAGCTGTATTCATAATCTCTTGAATTTTCGCTTCATACTCTTGTACTTTTAGCTGCTTGTTAGCATGATTGTCATTCATTTTCTTTAAAACATTTGCTTCTTCTTCAGCTGTTAAGGCTGATGTATTAGCAAACAAATTTTGTGTTTTCTCCAATTGTTTCGCATGATTTTTATCCATGGAAGCTAGTATGCTATTCCCCATCTTGTCATACTTACCAACTAAGCTGTTTAAATTCTCATCTGTGATCACTTCCTGCGTAGCAAACATATTAGTAAGAGCCATCGAAGCATCTTCATCCATTTTCAAATAAGCTCCTACAGCCTTTTGAGTACTCTTGGATACTTCATCACCAAATATTTTTGACTTGATTACAGGCTTGTCTAACTCTTTATCTAAGACAACAGCAGCTGTTCCAAGCGCAGCTACAGATGCAATTGCTATACCAATTGGTCCTGTCAAAACGGATGCTGCTGTAGCGAGTACACCAGCACCGCCTGCCGCTCCTGTCATTGCACCACCAGCAATCGCAGCACCTCCACCTAATCGAGCAATCCATGGGACAACTTTACTCGCACCAGATGCAAGCCACCCAAAGGTTTTTACAAGTGGGCCACCGACAAATAATAACCCTCCAATTGCTAACGTTGCATCTTGAGCAGCAGGGGACATGTTATCAAATCTAGTAGCAACAGATTCTACAGCCTTTTCGATTTTAGGCAAATGACGCTCCGCCATTTCTAATAGGATTTCCCCTAAAGGTTCCAAGGCTTCTTGTGACTCACGCCATGCAGCTTTTACACGCACACCAAATGATTCTTCGATTGCTTTAGATGTTTTCTGCATAGATCCATCGACGCCTTTTAACTTACCGTCAATTCCACCAAGGGCGTACATCGCATCAGATTCAAGATCTTCCCACTTGGTTCCATACAAATCGACACCAATTTGATTGGCTAAAGTTTGGTCATCCATACCCTTTAGCTCTGATAAAACCGCGTTTGAGACATCTTTAACGGTTGATTTACCTACTAGATAATCCTTCCACACCTGTTGAGTGCTACTAGACAACTGCCCCATCGCTTCAGACGTCGTTTTAGAGCCGTCTTTTAAACGAATTTGCATTTCTTTCATCGCATCGTTGATGTAATCTAAGTTATAAACACCGGCTTCACTACCGTTTATAAGCAATTGAAAATACTCATCAGCTGAAAAACCCATCTTCGCAAACAAAGGTGCATATTCACTCAAGTTATCAAACATTTCATTTGAAAAATTGAGTCCATTCTGAGCACCAAATGCCATTAAATCAAAAGCCTTCTTAGAGTCAACGCCAAAACCTTTCATGACGTTTCCCCCAGCTCTAGTTACTTCATTCACATCCGCTTCAAATACATCCGCTAATACTAATGCGTCTTTTGTTACTTTTTTTAATTCACCGTCATTTAGTCCTTTAATATTGTGTTTAACTTGTACGAGACCACGAGTGACATCTTCCATGCTTTCGCCGAATCCGTCGCTCCAGATGTCCCTAGCTTCTTTTGTTAGCTTTTCAGCCTCTTTGCCCGTCACACCTAACTGAGCTTGGATGCGAGCCTGAGAAGAATCAACGTCATTCGCTATTTTTAAAAGCGCTGCACCTATCCCTGCTACTACTGGCGTAAAAGCACTTCCTGCAGCACCTGCTTTTTGACCTAGCTCATCCATTTGCTGAGCAGCTTCATCTGCTCGCTTTTTTAAGATGTTCAGCTGATTCGATTCGTCTTCAATCTTGTCATTAACACCTTTTAAAGCTTTCTCTACTTTACGCATTTGTTCAACGGCTTTCCGCTGACGTATAAGCATATTTTGAGCTTCTTTTGAGTTTTCACCTTTCGTACGAACTAACTCTTCATATCGACGATTTAACTCTTGTACACGCGTTTGTTGGATTTGAAATTGTTGAGTAAGATTTGCTGATTTTGTTTTTAACTGATCTAAACCATTTTCAAAGTTTCCAAGACCAGATTCAGCAGCTTTCAAATCAGCATCGAGGAGTTTTAAACTACGATTAGTAGCTGCCATATTCTTTGTAAAATCGCCGCTATCCAAAGCTAAATTAACTTTCAAACGTCCTACTTCACCGGCTCCCATTACCATATTCTCACCTCCAGTTACCAGATTTGATCAATGTAGACTTGCTTTGATTGTTTTGTTTCAGCTTGTTCCATGTACAGTTCAAAAAAGAAATGAATGTCCATTGCATCTAATTCATGAAGCTTATATCCTTGCTTCATTAGATCTCTGTACATTTTCTTAAGATTCTTGTACAGCGTCTGAGGGTGTGGGAGGTTCTGTCTCCCCACTTTCTGATTGGTCATCTTTTTCATATGGATTTACAGGGCGTAAACCTTGAGCAAGCATAATAAACTCCGCAATCTTGATGAAAAAGTTATCTTCCGAATCAATATCAATGGCTAATCCGTTGTAAAAATCATCGATTGTAAATTGATTGCTATACGACTCACAAATCATTTGTACCACTTCATCTAGCTCATCAGGTGTTGGGCTATTAAAATCCACTCCTCGTTCTTTTAGCGCTAAAAACTCACGGTAGATGCGACCAGAAATGAATGGTTTGCCGAATTTAATAGGCTTGCCGCTCATCATTAATGTTAAATTCATATTTCCCTCTCCTTTTCAATTAAAAAGACGAGCAAAAGCTCGCCTTTCATTAAGGTGTTGTTAATTCAGTTGGATCAATTACTTCAGTAAACCATTTTGCAATTACCCCTTCTGGAATGTCAGTGTCCGTATCATGCACATCAATATCCGACGCTTCGTCATAATTCCGCTCAATAAACGTCCCAGAAATGGTTGGTGTTTTTGGTTCAGGTGATTCACCTTTCGTACCATGTTCCATACTTGGGGCTTGAAACTTGCCTTTATACAGCCATACATATTTATAGCTTCCATCTGACGTTTCCGAGCGAAAGCCTAATGCTAAGTAAGGCGCTTTGTCTGTCTTTTTACGAACTAAAATACCATTTATAATTTCATGACCTAGCCATTCAGCTTGTACTTGTTTAGGTAGGTGTGTAATACCGATTTCAATTGTTGTGACGCCTGTGCTTGTTGTTACCGCAACCACTCGGTCATCCGCATAAATTGGCGTAGCCGAGGAACCTCGGTTAATATTTGCTGAGATAGCAGGGGCAGCTGGTTTTACAACATCATAGGCAACACCTGTTTTATCATCACTTACTAATATTGCGTATACTAAATCTTTCAAACCAACAGACGCTTGAACTTCTGTCATGTACTATTCCTCCTACATACTTTTTTGGACAAAAGAAAAACGCATAGCCTTGTGATAGACCTGCGTTTCTTTTTCATATAAATCAATGGCACTTCTTCGGGTAAAACCTGCAGATACCAACGCTTCTTTCACCTGGTTTACTAACGATGTATACACAGTTGGATTTTTCGTCCATACGTCAACTTGATAAAAATATTGCGTTAACTGCTCTTTGTCATCTGCATGTAGAGCTGAGCCTTCGTTGTATTGAAAAAATGTAACATACGTATCTAAATCGCCAGGGTAATGAATAGGATAAACAGGATAGTTTAAAGGTTGCAATGTACTCATAATGAGTTTGTTCATACTCATAATTTACTAAGCTCCTGGCGAATAACCTGAGCCATTACAGCTTGAACTTCATCTTTTACCGCGAGAAAAGCTGGCTCAATAAAAGGCTGCGCATCCATTGTAGAAGTTCCATACTCAAGAAACCTTGCATAAAAGGCATTCTTGAAATCTGGTCCAATATCAATATAGCCTTGAACTACTTTGGACACGATAATATTTTCAGCTAAATTCCCTGTTCGTTCAGGCGTACGCTTAATAATTTCTCTTTGCAGAATCTTAGCACCAGCTTGCAGCGCCTTTTCAGCAATACGATCACCTAACGTTTCTAGCTTTTTTAATTCATTCATCAGGTTCTTCATTCCTACCATATTCATACTCATGGCACATACCTCTTACATACTAATTCAATTTTTTCACCCTTATCATACGTACGATACACGTCATACATCTTTCCTTGATATTCAACTTGTGGTTGTCCATTATAGTCAAATGAAAAAAGCTCAAACATTTGTTCAAGCTTCTCTCCTGCTTGTGCAGCAAAATAAAACTCGCTGCTTTTTACATCTTTCTTGTTCACAAAAACCCGCTTCTTTTCAGATTGATCACTACCCGGTATTGGATAGCCATCCTCATTTTGTTGCTCTTCACCCGGAGTGATTAGAAAAAGCACATCACGATATAGCATGATAATCACTCGACTGACTTAAATGTATTTTTAATGATTTAAATGACTCATTAAGCTTTTCGTAATCTGGATTATCAAAACCAAAATTGGCTTTGACGTACGTAATGATAGCTCGTTTAATTAATGGATCGCTGTCATCCATCGCTTTATCGCCTGAAACCCCAGCTTCTATCAATTCTAAGCGTGCAGCCTCAATTAAATCAATTATTTCATCATCAAAAGCAGCATTGCTCACACGCAGAGATAGTTTCGCTTTATCCAACATTACTCTTCACCGCTTGTCATTAACTTAATTGCTTGATCTTTGCCTTTAATCTTCTCTCCATTTGGCAATTCATAGTAACCACCACCAACATGACGCGGAAAAAATGACTCGTCTACCGATTTTTTGATATAGCCAAGTTCTTGTAATACATTAAAACGTTCTTCATCTTCTCCTTCATATACTTCACCTGGAGAATAGCATGTTAATGTTTCTTTATCAGTAAATGCTTTAATGACCAATGCTCTCATCAGTCCTCACTCCTTTTTAGACTGTTGCTGCTTTCTTCAGTACGACAAGCGAATTAATGTCAACTGCTTTTCCATCCACAATCATAATTGACTTTGTCACTAAATCATCCGTTTCATTATCTTCGTATTTTTTTACGCCCATCTGATAATTTGTATTTAAGATGTAATCTTTAAAGTTGTATAAGAAAGCAAACGGCGTTTCAGCTGTTGCTGTCGCGAAGCTGTCAATATAGTTACAAAGAATAACGTTACGACCTAACAGTGTACGTTCTGGCTTTCCAGAAATTCCGTACGTTACGCGTGCAATCGGCTGTCCAGTTGTATCAACCATTGATGCAAAGTTCATAAATGTTTTCTTTGTCATGCACCAAACAGCATTACTTTCATACTCCAATGGCAAAGCTGCTTCTGCATCTGTTAAAGTTTTATATTCGATTTTTGAGACATCTAATGCCTGACCGCTCAGTGGTGTTTCAGCAAGAATACCTTTTGGTTTGCCAATACCATCACCATTAATAATGGCTTGCTCAATAGCCTTTGTCATTGCTTCCACCACGTTATTTACTAAGGTTGTTTCAAACACCGATAGGGCCATAGTATCCACTTCAAGAGATACAGCTACAGCACAGCGCAGTTTGTGGTAATTGAACGTAATACTGCCTGTCGTTTTCTTCTGTTTTTCACTTCCCTCTCCTTCAGCTACCCATGTTGCTACTGGCTTAACGGCAGATGTAGGGACCGTCACACCGCCTTTAATGCTTGTACGGGTAACCAGTGGTAAAATCATTCCTACCGCTTCAATTTTTTCGATGATACGGTTTAATACTGTTTGTGGAATGACAGATCCAACGTCACCTGTTTTTGTTACAGCACGCAATTCAGCTGGAATCTCTTCACTACGCAATACATAATTCATAAATGCGTTTCGATACTCCATCGAATCTGTACCTAAATCACGTTCTTCTGTAGTCGATGTGTTAAAGGTTTGAATAGTACGTGATTCGGCACTTGTTCCATCGTTAATTGATGTTGCTTCTTGCATTAAACGCTGACGTCGCTCAATAGCCGTGGCAGCGTCTTCTAGTTCACGTAATTCTTGCTCTAATTCATCTAAATTGATATTTTCATCGTCACCTTCAAGAATTGAACGAATTTCTTGTCTACGCTGCTGAATACCTTCTAGTGTACGCACAGCAAAGTATTGAATATCAAATGATTTCATTAAAGGCTTAAACTCATATTTTAATTTCGTCATAGGGATTCTCCTTTTATAAATAAGTTTTTAACAGCAGCTTCTTTCGTAGCGACTTTTGTTGACGTTCTTTGATAAATGACTGATATGGATCATTACTTCTTGCCGATACTTGGCTATCTGGATAAGCCGGAAATGCTACAGGGCTAATTTCAATCAATTTCGCTGTTGTGATGGTACGAATAATGTTATCTCGGTCTGTTTCATCCCACTCCTCTTTTCGCATTTGAAAGCCAAAGCTCACACCTTCAACATCACCGCGACGAATGGTTTCTAACGTGTCATTACCAAGAGTAGTATTCGGCAAATCTAATTCAAACCGAAGACCAATATCATCTTCAAATAACCGCAGTGTGCCGTTTTTTGTACGCCCTAGTACTCGTGACGTATCATGACTCCAAAGTGCTAACTGATCGTCGGCTGTTAATGAATCCGCAAAAGCTCCTTTTCTGAACTGCTCTTTGAACCTTCTAAAATAGCCCATTGGATGGGATTTCATTTCCCACTTAACTGCATAACCAGTGATAATCTTTGAATCTGATTCATCTTCCCTAATTTCAATAGATGAAGCATTGATATTACGTTTCTCCGTCTTGTTCATCTCCATCACCTCCTTCATCGATGACATTGCCATCCTTAATCTGCGCAGTATCAAGTCGACGAACTGGCTTATCTCCACCTTCAATCGGTCCAAGTGATAAAATAGATCGCCATTCATTTGGCGTAAGAGCTCCCCTATCAACCATTTGTACAAGGTTCATTTTTGTAGACATAGAAGCATATTGTAGACTTGCAGCCTCAAAAATGATTTTATTTCCAAATCCTCGCTCACGACGCGTAAAAAGCTTCCTGGTAAATTCTCCAGCAAGCTGCATCGCTAAGGGCTCAATTTCTGATTCGTAATAAGAGTTCCATTCATCTTCGTTGTATTTACTCTGAATAATGTTTTCGTTTGTGTTAAAAAAGCTGTAAATACGCTGAATGGTTTCTTGCATTTGCTTTGAATCCGGCACAAATGCTTCTGGCTTTACCTGTTCTAAGTCGTAACGTGGATCCGTTGCTGCAGCTCCACCGCTGTTACTATCAATAGATAAATAATCACTAATGAAAGTCTTTACTTGTAGCTTAATATCTTCTGGCTTCAAAACGGATTTAAACTTCATAATCCACTTAATCACAGCACTGTTTTGAATGGCTTTTACAATTCCTTGATCTGTAGTCGTCACAACCTGCATAAGTTGAGATAAAGCTTTACCCGGATGCTCACCGAAAAAATCATCTTCATGAAAATCCTTTCGTAAATGAATGACATCGCTATACGGCACGGTCATCCTCTTTCCATTCTTAAAATAAAAGGTCAGAAAGATATCTCCAAGCGAACCTTCTACCACATCAACTGAAACACAAGGAATTGGATAAATTTCAGTAGCAAATCCCATTTCATCACGCTTTATAAAGGCAAAGGCATTATGATTTAGCTCTAGCTGATTGACCAATTTCTCTTGCATCATTTGCCCCGTCATTAAAGGATTAGGTTCTTCTAAAATAAAACGAAGGTATGGATCCGGATTAATTTTAAATTCATTCGCATTATCTCGTATATGTTTAGCAATAAGCTTACCTACTGCCTTTGCTTTTGGCCGAATACATGAGCGTACAATATCGCTTTGAAACAACTTTCCATCCCAGGAATAAAAACCTCCCCCGTTATCGCTCACAAATTCAAAATGTTTAGTAGTGGTAGGCTGCTTCGTTTTGTTAAACATTTTTTCAAATAAACCCATTAATTCACCACCTTCCACTAAATCATATTTATATATTCATTCTTTTTTTCTTGTAAAATCACATAAGCATTTAACAACGCTGCCGTGCCATCAATTCTTCGACGCTGATTCTCCGTTTTATGAGGCTGAATATTTAAATTTTTATCCATTTCAATCGCGGTATTCGACAGGCACCATTTATCAATCGGGTTATTATTATAAATAACTTTATTCGCTTCTAAATCGGCACCTAATAAATACATAGGCCCTGATAAAGTCTTTTTACCTTGATACACAGGTATCATCGCTTCTTTCCCAAAATAACTCTGCATTTCTTCTACCCAGTAATCAGCTGACCAAGCATCATAGCCAATCCAAGGCAAGTATACTCCCCATTCGTCACGAACTTCTAAAAACCATTCCGTTACAAACTTAGGGTGAACGCTGTTTCCAGGAGTCGTACGCAATAAGCCTGCATCGTGCCATAGATTATATGGAATTTTGTCTTCGTTCGTTCGCTTTTCTAACAAGTCTTCTGGCAACCAATACATCTGCAAGACATACACTTTTGGATCATCTGGAAGCATAAAAATAACCTTCGCTGCTGTAAGGTCTGTTGTCTTAGATAAATCACAACCACCGATACCGTATGAAGGTTTTAACTCCGTTAAATCGAATGTAGCACTATTATTTAATTGTTCGAATGTTAACCATGCTTCATTTGATGTTTCGCGAATATTGAAATCTTTTGTAAGCAAGTTTTTAACTAACAAGTGATTGGCTTTTGCTTTGTTTACTTTAGTTTCAAGCTGATCTATTTTTTTGATAGTACCTAACCCAGGATTGGCTTTTGGCCAACTTGCTGGGTCTGTCCACTCTTCTCGCTTATCCAGTTCATAAATAATGGGGAGAAAACGGTCGTCTTTGTATGCTTCTGGACTATCATCATCTAAGCCATTCAACAGCATAACCGCTTCATCATATTTCATATCATAAACAGATTCACGAACCGTTCCAGCAGTTGTAATCATAACAATAAGAGGCTGTTCACGAGACGAAGTACCATCCACAATAACATCATATAAGTTTTTGTCTTTCCAAGCATGGATTTCATCGAGTGAAGCACCATGTACATTTAGTCCATCTAGGGTATCGCTATCACTTCCCACAGGTTTAAACACACTATCATTAAAGTCAGCATTAAGCTCTTTCACTAACGATTTAACTCGCTTGGAAAGAGTAGGCGATTTTTTCACCATTCTTTTTGACTCTAACCATACAATCTTAGCTTGCTGCTCTTTTGTTGCTACAGCATAAACTTCAGCACCGCCTTCTCCATCCGCTATCATTAAATACAAACAGATACCTGATGAGATTGTGGACTTCCCATTTTTACGCGCCACAATAAGCAGAATTTCACGATATTTCCTTGTACCATCTATTTTATGAATAAAGCCAAATGTCGCCGCTAAGAATGCTTTTTGCCAAAGCTCTAAAACGATTGGTTTCCCTGCCCATTTACCTTTTGAATGCTTACAAAAGTTCTCAATAAATTCAATCGCATGATTGGCTCTTTTAGCGCTATATTCATATACAGATTGTTCATCATACACATCCGCAGCCAACTTCTTATAAATTCGTCTTACCTTATCACCTACAGTAATATCGCCACTCTCAATCTTAGCCCAATATTCTAAAATTGGATTATATGCAAGAGGATATCTAATCATCTGTTGTTCACGAAGGTCTCAAAACCATCATCTACAGGTGGACTGTTTGTCTCTTTAGGCAATAAGTTAAACAGCTTTTCATAAGCAGTCGTATATCGATTGATCATAGCGTTATAAGATTTTTGCGCTGGGTTTTCAACAATCATTTGCTGAGAACCTTGTTTGAAATTGTAGGTGGGACCTTTTGTTTTAATGGAGTCTTCTAGTATTTGAAGGGTGATGGTCATAAAAGCAACTCGTTCAATTAAGCGTTGTGCTGCTTTCTTTTTTTCTTCCGATAAATCCTTGAAAATATGACTTAATCGCTCGACCTCTTGATTAATTAATTCATCCTGCTTTTTCTTCGCCAATTTCGCCATAAATTTATACCCCCCCTCATGTAAAATGCCCTGTGTATTTTTCGAAGGTCCCCCTTCGGTCCTTTGCCGACTGACTTTTGGCTTTTTGATAGGGGGGATACCATAAGACACGATGCACTTCTTTTATGTCTTCTGTACAGGCATACCACTTTCGTCAAATATCACGCCCTGCACGGTCACACCATGCTTTTCATGATGCTCTTTGTTGTGGCAATCTTGGCAAAGATATTCTAATTTATTAAAGTTTAACGTTATGTTAGGATCATCAATATTATCTGGTGTTAAGTATTCTTTATGATGAACAATCTTACCTGGACCGCTGCACCTCTCACACAAACCGTGACGCATCTTTATATATGCAGCTCTGCACTTCAACCAGGCTGATGACTTGTAGAACTTCTTAGCGAATGGTTTCATTGTTATCTTCCTTCCTTATTGGGTGTATAAATAGTTATAGAAAGCATATAATCTATAAACTCCTACGTGATAAGGAGGTGAAAATGTGTTATTAGTTATTTATTTAACACTTCATATTAAATTAGTAACTGTTCTGCTACTAATTGTTGTTATCCCAAAGGATAATAAGCAATGAGGAACAGTAGAGATGATTGTTAATCATCTCTACACTAAATAGTAAATAAATTAACTAAAACACATTTTTCACATCCAATAAAAAAAGACATTGTTCATTAACGGACAATGTCTTTTTTGTATTAAACCTACTTATATCAACTTTAATTAAGATTACATCGCAGATGCATTACAATCTCATTATTTATGCACTTACGTACAGTTACTAACAATAATATTAATTTATTTATAACAAACCTTAATTATCTCTAAACAACACAGACCAACGTCTATCCTGTTTACAAATAGCCACTTAAGCTAACAAGTGGCCAATAACCTACTATTCAATTGTCAAGGAGCAGCAAGATCAGCAAGCATCTTAAATACCGCTATCTTTGTTACTTACCATATTACATGAGTTATACAGCAATGTTCTGCCGTCTTTCTGCCACTATTCTGCCACTTATTCATCACATGTTATTTCACATGTTATTAATTTACTTATAAAACCAATGATACTGTAATGACTTCACCATATCTTATATTCTGTTGCACTCGCCTAATCGCTCTAACCACTGTCACTACAAGGTTTATCGCATATCCCTTTTTGAGTGCACGCTACACTTATTTTTGATGCAGTTATAAGCAACACATCGTTAAATCTTAAACTTCATCATCGCTTTATCCATTGAATCTTGATTGATACCGATATATCTCAATGTAATTTGTGGACTGGAATGGTTGAACATTTCTTGCAGCATGGCTACGTCTTTTGTCTGTTGGTAAAAATGATAGCCGAATGTTTTACGAAGTGTATGCGTTCCTATCTCATTTAAATGAACATGCGCCGCTGCCTCTCTTAAAATCCGATATGCTGTAGAACGATCGATAGCTCTGTTTGTTCCTTGTCTGCTTTGTATCACATAATCTCCATCAGTTAATTCTTTTGCATATTCTAGCACTTCTTTACGAATAGATGGAGGAATACGTATCCGCTTCTGTTTACGTGTTTTCGTCTCTCTTAATACAACGTGAGTACTTAATAAATCTTCTTTCTTCAGTTTCAGAATATCCGATATACGCAAGCCTGTACTAATTCCTAATATAAACAGCATATAGTTCCGCTGGCTTTTTGATTTTAAATAAACCTTCATCTCCTGGAGTTTCACTAAGTCACGAATGGGCTGTACAAAGTTCATTTGTCATCACCTTCCTTATATACTTCAATCCGTAGAGACAAGGCCAGCTTTATAAATGCTTTTTCTTTTAAGCGGTAGTATTTGCGCTCTGAGAAATTAAGATCATTATAGACCTGGTAATCAAACACATCATCTTGTAGCATGTACCGCTGAATAAGAATCGCTCGTTCCCAGTAACCTAATCGATTTACCGCCATTACCATCCGCTTTAAATACTTACTTCTGGCTTGCTCGTGTGAAATATTACGAATGGCTATATCCTCTGTAGATGAATGGAATGCGTTCGTATTTGACGGTGGAACTAACGAGTACGTAGCTGTCACTTTCGGCAGTTCCTCCTCATTTTGCGTTAACAGCAGCACTCGATATTTCTCAAGTGCTGCTTCCACTACTCTTTTTGTTGCTTTTACATCAATTTCAGGTAACAGTGTGTCCATCATGAAATTGCCCCCTGCCTCTTATTTTTGTCGAATAGCTCCGCGTGAACGGTGATACGTACTGCGATTAGTTCCCATTAGTTCGCGTAGTTCTCTTTCAGAAAATGTTTCCTTCTTCTTTCTCTTAGGTGGCTGCTCTGTTTCCCTTGTATCTTTTTCATTTAGCACATGATTTAACTTATTCCACTTTTCCATTTCACCTCGTAAAGTTCCCATTTACATTCCCCTTTTCTGAAATTAAAAAGGACACTGAACAAGCAGCGTTTTGCTACTAATTCAGCGTCCTCAGGCTCTCCTATCTTGGACATATTCAATTCGCTTTCTTAATATCTCGGTCCATTAATGCTTCGATTCCGCATTTAGCTAGTACAGTATGAATAAACAAACGACCTTTCTGCGTCCATTTGGTATGAAGCTTCGTTTTCAGTTCATCACTTGAGTCTCGATAGTTCGTTGTGTGAGATTTCGTATATCCCTTATCTTGATACTTGCTATATAAAAGCCATTGCTCACCTAACTTATACTGCACGCCTTCTTGCTTGAGAATTTGATTCAGCTTCTTACCAGACAGACCATAATCTTTTGCAATCTGTGAAATGTTAATTACGCTATCTGACTGGAGAATTTGATCATAGTACGTAACCTTTGGTGCAGTTTCTGCTAACTGCTGTTCTAGCATCAAGTTCTTTGTTTCAACAAGCTGCTTTTGTTTTTGTTCAAGAATCCACTGCTCCGCTCGCTTAATCGGATCATCAATCATATATGACGGAACATGCAGCTGTTTAAATCGCTTTTCTACTTCAATAAAGTATTTACGCACGACGCGCCCCATCTCGTTATGCTGAACCATTGCAATCTCTTTAGCAGTATCTAAAGTTAAAATATATTCCGTTCGAGGCCTTCCGCCAACACTTTCCCCCAAAACTGGGGAAAAGTCTTCTCCTTCCACAAAGCCGTATTTTTCAATGCGATCTTTTATCCATGTCGTAAAATCTTTACCAATCATAAGAACAGCATGTAATTCTCTTGCATCCACTACTGTCTCGCCTGCTTCAGTTTGATAAACAGGCAGCATTTCATTAGCAATAATAGTCGATTTGTTCATCGTTTCACTCTCCTACCGCTACGTAGTTATAAAACTAAAACAACCTCCAACGATTCATTATTAAAATAATTCACTCTCTTCAAAACGGATTCTTGCTGTTTTTCCTTTAGCCGTTTCAATGATGGTATGTCCATGATGCACCGCTTCAATTGCCTTTGCTTTCCCTTGATGTCCATCTAAAATTAAAAGAACAACTTTACCTGGTTCAATCGCATGATGAATTGTCATATCATCTGGATCTACTTCTAAAAATCTTGCTCGTTCAGACATCAGCACACCCCTTTTGTGATATAATTGGTTAAACGATTGTCGGGAGTGCTCCCGGCTTTTTTATTTGCTCTTTTTCTGCCTTTGACCATACGAATGAATGTCTGAAAATGCTTTTTCTTTTTTCTTTTTGGTCGGAATGATTGGATGCTTTTTTATATAAGCCAGGCGTTCTTCTTCCGTCATGTACCACACTTTCACTTCCCCATGCATTTGGATCGCTCCTTTTACTGCTTTTTATTCTCGTATTATTCAACGATTCCTAAATCTTGATTAGTGATTACTGGCAAATCGCCAAACCTTTTTTCGTCTAATGGTATACTGCTTGTTACTTTAATAAAACCTTTAGGAACAGCTTCTCCCCATTTGCCTTTTACCTTATTGAAGGGATTCCACAAAAACCTCTCTTCTGTTTTTCTGTTTTCGATAACAATCAAACGCCTTTCCATAACTACCACTCCTTATTGCGTTATTTCCGTCTAACGTGTAGTGTTCACACCTCATGCAATAGAGTATTTTCCGTTTACAATATCAGCCCATGTTAACTCTAATGCTCCAAAATAGTTCCATTGTAAATCTTGAAACGTAGTATCTTTATTAACTGGAACGACTTTAGCTCTATGGTGAAAGAATACCGTTTTCCCTTCATTCACAATTGCTTTAGCTTCTTCCCAATTCATTTATCACTAGCTCCTTCTCTCACATTGCTTCAACCACGCATCATCGGAAAAGTCGCTTCCCATCTCCGCTCCCACTCTAGCAATGCTTCTTGGTCGCTTACCTTGCATAGCCTTGCAAGTTCCCTTAAGGACAGTGTTTCATACTTGGCAGCTCTTACTTTCGTAATCTCTTCCATGCGCTTGCTCAAATAGGACACGAGTTCTTGAAGTTCTCCGTTGCAATGAATTGATTGCAAATTATAGCCACTGGAGCAACTAAGCTCCTTGTAAATAAACTCTACTTGCTCATCACTTAACTGAATCTGCATGAACGCTTCCCTCGCAATCTATATCACAGTTTATTTTTGACGCTTCTTTTGACGAGAAGAAGGCCATTTCCAATCGGTTGGATGCTTTAGTGTTTCTACACGCTGCGATTGCTTCTTGTACATTTCCAATTCCGCTTTTGACAGCTTAAAGATCTCAATACGCCCCACCCTGTTCACTCTCCTCGGTTCATATGCTTGCCAAATTCAGACTTAATGCCAATATGAATCATTTCTAGCTCGGTTAAGCTAAGCTGATATAGCTGTTTGCCAGCAGGAGTTTTGAAATAGCCGTAGCGCATAAGCTCGTTGATTAAGTACGCACAGCGCTGTTCAACCGCTTGTTTTAGAAGTGCCATTATGTACTCACTCCTTTCCGGCTCCAGCCTTTAGTTCTGCTTCTAACTCCTTCAATTCCGCTTCTAGCTTACGTTTCTCTGCTTCGAAGTCAGTATCTAATACAGCAACAGATGACTGTGGTTGATCCGCTGCTTCTTGAGCTAACCAGTCTGGCACAATTTCTTTACGATTAGATGCATTTTGATTAAAGCGACGCTTGTTTTTAAATGCTGCTTCTAACGCTTGAACATCATCAAGGCTACGAACGTTGCGGTTTGCCCATGATTTCAAGATGCCCTCAGCATATTTCCATGTTTTTTGCTGTTTAAGCGTTAAAGACATTGCTTCTAACACAAGCTCTTCTCCCATGTCTTCAGTCCAATACTGAATTTGTTGGCTGATAAAAGGATTTAGCATACCGAAGTTTTGTTGATAAAAATCAAAGATTGATTGAGTTTGATTACGACTACTACTACCGACTTCACTTTTTTCAAGAGCGCCTTCTTCTAGATCTATATCTTGTTCATGTAGTAGTAGTTCTTTTTCTTTTTCTTTTTCTTCTTCTTGTTCTTCTTCTTCTTTTTCTTGTCCACTTGGCGTTGACGTATCGTCTAACGTATCGTATGACGTGTCGTCAACAGCACGTAATTCTTTTAGCTTATTAGTAAACAATTCTAAAATGCTGCTGTTTTTAATGCTACTTGCTACTTCCGCTAAAAGAGATAGATCTTTCACCTCTCCAAGCTCTTTTACAACGCAGTCCAAAATCGGCTTTCCGCCTTTATTCAAGTTATACTTGCCCCAGTTTAATAGAGCGATTTCTCGCGTTTCTGGATTATACTTAACCACTTTATGCTCGTTCTCAAAACGCTTTAGTAAGCTGTTAATCGTTTCAATTGAATACCCCATATCAAAAGCCATTTGCTTCTTCGTAATCGTATATACACCAATCTGCTTCGTATTTGGATTGGTTAAAAGGTATAAGTAAAAGAATTTATCTTCCGGTGTCATTTCCTCTGAAACGCGTGGATCAGACCAAAAATCCACTTGAATCTGTCTAAATTTAGCCATCTGCTCTCTCCCTTTCTATAAAGCTTGCTTTCTACAAGCATCTTAAGCTACAATGGAAGCAATTGATTAATCGACAATCACTTCGAAGATGAGGAGCTGCAACTCCTTGTCTTCTTTTTTTATGCGCTTTAAAATTGTTTTCGCTAGTTCTTTACATTCATTCACACAAGATGCAAAAACCATTTCCTTATGGACCGTTTGCATCTTCTTATCTACAAACTCTAAATCCCATAGCATAATGTCAGTTTAGAAACATACACATAGAATGAGACGCTTCTGTCCTCCTTTCTTATTTAGTTGATGCTATTCGCATCGTCATAGCCAGGAAAGAGGGATGAGAGGTGTGTATCAATTGTCGGGGGAAACAAATGATAGCTCTTTCCTGACCATGACGACAAGAACATACACTCTTGTCGCACACATAAAGCTGTGCTATACTGAAGTTAGTTAAGCGTTCTATCGAAGCGAACGATCGGCAGTAAGTGTTCCAGCACTTGCTGCTTTTTTATTTTTCCAAACTGCTGTCTCTTTCATCATGTCCTCCTACTAAATGACCCTCTTTACAAAATCGATTGCCATTCCCTTACTTTGCAAATCTTTTACCAATGCTTCTAGTCGTTCACGAGTTTGTTTCTTCTCATAAAGCCGCTGAAGTTCTTTCTTTGCTTTCATCACTTCTTTAACCTGCTCATCAAACTGTTCAAACTCCCCTTTGAACATCGATTGGTGTGCGCTTAAAAGCCCTTCAAAAATGACTTCTTCTAAACGAGTTGCTAAACGAAAATCTGATTCTAATACCCTCATGCCTTCCATCTCCTTGTCTTAATGGATGCCCACCACATTTTATAAATCGACTTCATGGAGAAATCGTACTCCTTACAAAGAACCGCTACTAAATTAATCATGGACGCCGCTGCGTCGAGAATTTCATGAATGACACGTTTGATTTCTTCTCGTTCACTTTCGTTCTGCATTCGTATCGGCTTTGCCCAACAAACCCTTTCCATCTGATCAAGTGCTTCATTTGTTTCTTGTTGTACCATGTATTTCATACTGGCTGGATGTCTATCTATGTAGTCACCGTTGAAATATGGAATGCTGACGTGCCCTGCTGCTTCATTCCATGTAGCGAAGTAATATTCTGGATCATCCACGCTATAAGCCACCTGCTGATATAAATCTTCTTGAAACTTACGCTGATTTGTTTCGTATTTGGCAATGGTTTCGCGTGATACCGGTAAATCCATTGCTAACTGTTCTTGCGTTAGGCCTTGGCGCTTTCTTGCTTCCGCCAACTCCTCTCCTAACTTAATCAATATCAATCTCCCCTTTCGTACCAAAAACCCAGTACATTTGTTACACCATTTTCTTTATGATTCTAAATAAGATAAAATTTTCCGTTTAAGGGTAAAAGATATGGCTGTTTTACATTACAGCCTGGTTGAAATACTTTGTATTATGTTGTACCCACTCAGTATTTTGTTCGATCCACTCCATCAGCAGATGCGTGGGTACTTTGATGCCACATGCTCGAATTACTGGAAAGTCAGGTCGACTAACTAACTCTGTTGCTTTCGTGCGACCAATCTTTAAAAAGTCCATTAATTCAGTCACTGTTAAAACTGGACCATACTTAGATAAACTTGAAGCTGATTTCAGTTCTTCTATGTCTCGTTTTATAGGCGCCAATGCCTCTTCTAAAGCATCCTTAAGCATTTGTTCAAATGTCATTTCAAGCACCTCCAGTGAAATAAAGTTTAGTCAGACCATGCTTTTCAAGTAACTGAATGATTTCAGCTGCGGCCTGTTCTTTGGTAAAATCTTTTTCTTCTAGCAAGTCATTTGCAATGTATAGGAGATCGACTGTTAGTTCGGCGTTGTAAAGTAATTTACCGATGTCAAAGTTCATGTGAACCCTCCTATTATAGAATCACTCAAGAAACAAATTGTGTCCTTTTGAATTAAAAAAAATTTCATCGATGCTTTTCTCATAATAGTCAGCAATTTTTTTAGCTAGTTGTAAAGAAGGTGTTCTGTCTCCTCTTTCAATAGCACCAAGCATTTGCGGTGTTATTGAAAGGTCTTTAGCAACCTCTGGGCGAGTTCTTTCTCCTCTACATTCAATTAAAACCTTCCTAAGCAAGTTCTTCACCTCTCAAAAAAGAAACAATGTGTGTCTTACAATTTAAATATACAGAAACAATATGTTTCTGTCAATGTTTTTAAGAAACTTTTTGTGTCTTTTGTGGATTTAGAAACTATTTGTTTCTTATAATATATTTGTAAAGGTGGTGTTTATTATATTTGGTAAACGCTTAGCAACATTAAGGAAAGAAAAAGGAATAAGCCAATATGAGTTTGCTGATAGAATAGGCTTTTCAAGAGGACAAGTGGCCAATTATGAACAAGGTAAACGAGAACCGGATTATGAGACTCTTCAAAAGATTGCAGACTTCTTTAACGTAAGTACTGACTATCTTTTAGGCCGCACTGACAACCCTGATCTAATTGAAGAAAAGAATGAAGAATCCCTTCTCGACCCAGAACTAGGCGTCTTCTTCAAAGAAATTAAAAATGCTCCTGAAGATCGTCAAGAGCAGCTGCGTAAGATTTGGGAGATTATTAAGAGTGAAGGTAGTCGTGAGGCTGGGGACAAGCAATAAGGTATTAATTACATAAAAATGATAAATACGCGACTTATTAGCGTATTTATTTTATATCCATATATGTTAATTTATTCAAAAACTATACTTTATATGGATTTTAATAATCATTATTTGTTGTGAAACAACTAGTAATGATTATTTTTCTACTTAATAACTAGTTAATTTTAACTAGTTATTAATCACCATATTATTTTACATTTATATATTAAAACGGGAGCGATTCTATATGCTAAGCATTAATACACTAAGAAATATTCATAAAAAAGATTTCGAAAAATTCTTCAGTACCAATAAAGTTAAACTACGTTCAAAAAGAATTATTCCAAATGCTGGTGAAGAGAGATATACCCCTATATCCAGAATCATTAGAGAAGAACTTCACAATCAGACTTCATTCACTGATTTAGAAATGGATGAATTTTTATTTAACCAACTTTTTTATGCAACTAACAATTGGCATTATGTGTATCAAAATCAAGATATAAACCAAATTTTTCTGTCTGAAGATTTAGATGAAGTAATAAGTTTCATAGAGGAAATAGAAGATTTAAAGTATAATAATTTACTTATAGCAAAATTAGAGACCAATCAGTACGCTTTATGTACTACACGTCTGGAGATAGTTGATGACAAAGTTAAAGCAATACATTTTTTATTCAGACTTGGCAATGTAAAAACTGATGAAGGATATCACACTTTTTTTAGTGCTGTTACTGTTGATGTTGAAAATAACTTAGTAACCTTCAGATTCAATCAAAATTTGCTTGATTCTTTTGATGAAGACCCATTAACTGTAATTTCTATGTTAAAAGATATTTTGAATGGGGAAAATAGCAACTATCCTGCACTTGAAAACTTACAACTAAATATTATAGGCTTTAATGAAGAAGTACCTCAAAGGATTATCTCTCAATTGTTTAAAGAATTAAGTGCTGATGCAGAAAATATATTAAATCAAAGAGTTCCAGAAAATACAGAAAGCGATATTAGAGAGTTTTTGAGAAGTAAAGGTTTACCGTCTCAAGAAGACTATATCCAACAAATAAAATCCGTAATTTATCAAGATATTTCACAAACTTGTGCAGATACTTTATTTACAAAGGGGTGGGTGTTTAGATTTGTTTTCCGAGAAGGACGTATAACACGTGCTTCATCAAGAACAGATGATAAAAGCCCAATTTATGGATCAAAAGTTTATTGGCACTTAAAGGAACTCATATTTAAGAGTGAAGAAATGCGTGAAGCAGGTTTCCATTGGTACATTGACAATCCAATTGACAACGAGGAACCTACATTTGTTCAAGTAAGGTTAGAAGCAAGAAATGACTCACTTATAGTACACTATTATTATAAAATGCAATCCCCTAATAGAAAGGAGAAGGAGGATTATGTATTACAAAAAATTAATGGATATTTTCACAACAACTGATATAGAAGACATATTCCCTAAAATTTCAATAAATACATTTGACAATTTTATTAGAGCACAGGTAATGAAGAAACAAAGATATATAAGCCCATACAAATTCGCATACGAACATAATATAACTGTTAACGAAAGTGTTAAGTTTTTTATGTATTTTACTGGTGATGACAATTTATTTGAACCGATTTATTATTTTGAATGTTCTCGTCCTTCCTGTTATGACAGTAGAATATACTTGGATATTAATGATTTAGATCGTTTTATATGTGATGAATGTGGTAAAAAGTATAAATTTGAAACTATACAGAGATATATTAAAGTTTTGTTTAAATTAAGCGACAGTTTAGATCTGCCTAAGGAAAGTAAAAAAATAACAAAAAAGGACCCTAATTCAACTTATGAAGCTTTAAAGGAGTTACCTCCACATTTAAAGTTAGAATCCCCTTCACACTCAGCTAGTCAACAATCTTTTACCAGTGAAGGGGATGAACTTAACCCTGAAGAAGGTGTAGATTTACAGCTAGTTATGGAATTAAACACCAAAAATGATGGGACTTCAATTTCACCAGCTGTGGAAAGATTTAAAGAAGCTTTTATGTCATTGGAGGAAAAATGAATCAAAAAGTAATTAATAGAACCGGAATACTATTTGGCTTTACACTTGGAATATTTAGCAGTTTTTTTCTTACTGTAACAGTTTTAAAATCTTACTTTGATAAACCATGGGACTTATTTTGGAGCTCTATAAATGGTATAGTTAGTGCTTTAATCGGAGGTGTAATTGCCTACATTGTAGCTCATTCGCAAATCAAAGCCCAGAATTACGAATTGGAATTAAAAGAAAAAAAAGCTCAAAGTGTTTTAGCTTGGAAAATAGAGAAAGAATTATCCAATAATCTTAGTATCATAAACAAAATTAATAAATTACTAACAATGGTACAAAGCGACTTTAAACAACTATCTCAAGAAATAGCTAACGGTAACCAAACTATACTTGAAGGTATCTGTTTTCATACAAACTTTCTAGAAATTACCTTGCTCTCTCAATTAAGAAATAGCCTTTCAGGTATAGAATATATAGACTTATATAAACTTATAGATATATTAGAACAAATTAATAAAGCAGCTAACTATTTACAACTACAGAAAGACCAAGATTATATATACTTCTCTCTACAAAAGCTTCTAGACTTAACAACTGAATTTATAAATTTAATAGAAAAACAAAAAGAAATCGTTTAG